GCCGGTATGGTGACGACGGAATGTTGTTCATGATTGATTATAGTGCATATCATCCTCATCTGGTTGCTAAGTTGATCAATTATGAATTGCCCCACAATGCGTATGAATATTTGGGACAATCTTACTACGGAAAAGAGAACTTGACGGACGAAGAAATAAAAGCGTCAAAGAATCTTACCTTTCAGTGTATGTACGGCAACATTCCTGATGAATTATTGGAAATACCATTTTACAGTAAAATGAAACAATATATTGACCATCGCTGGAATTTCTTTGAGAAATATGGATATGTAGAAACGCCGATTTTTAAACGTCAAATTACTAAAAATCACATCAACGATCCATCGCCGAATAAATTATTCAATTATATTTTACAGGCAAGTGAGACTGAATTTGGAATACAATCACTTGCACAAATCAATCAATATCTAAAAGATAAAACTACCAAGGCTGTATTATATACTTATGATAGTATATTGTTTGATGTACATAAACAGGATAAACGAGACACGTTGTTGCATATAAAATCACTGATGGAAAACAACAAACAGTTTCCTGTAAAATGTTATGTCGGTACAAATTACGACAATATGACCAAAATAAATTTATGAAGACGTATGAAGAATTTTTGAAAGAGGTCAATTTTCAACACCGTGAAAATGATGATGCAATTAATCCATATCTAAAAATCACTCCAAATGGTAAAGTGTTTGTATTAAAATCTGAATGGAAGAATTCTCCTAGTAATTTGGATTTGACTGTAATTGGATTGCCTACAAAATGTAAATATATATGGAGAGGGTCAGAACGGGTTGTATATGCAAATGATACAAAAGTCTATAAAATTCAACAAAGATTGGATAATGAGACAGATGAACAGTTTGAACAAAAACTAATAAAGATACAACAATCAATAGACTTTATAAAACAAAAAGTCAACGTGATAAATCAAAACGGAGGAGTTCCTATTGAATATGTAATGTCAAATGATACATTTCAAAATATATTGAAACATAATAATATGGTTCCAAATTTACCATTTGACGCCAAATATGTGGAAAAATATGACGCATTTTATATATTTTATAAATTGAATGATGTGGATGTTAAATTTCATTCAAGTGGAATTGTAGAACAAAACTTGATTGATAAACGAACTGTTTTGGGAGCGGGTGCTCAACATTTACTAAATTCAGATTCCAATAAGTACGGTATAAGTAATACAGTTTCTAACAATTTTCCTATTTTTGCAACAACCGGAGAATTGGGTAAAACGGTAGACTATTGTGAAAAACTGGATAATCACTTAACCAGTGTATATCAATGGAAGACGGATTCTATGACTCTCGGCAATTTTATGTTTGATGAGTCCAAAAAGATAGTATATCTGATAGATTCGGTATATATCAATAATAGTCAGTGAACTACCACTAGGCTAAAGCCATAGGGGTTTTCTGACGACGTAAAAATAATATTACAAACTTACCATAATATTACAAACTTACCATAATATTTATATATTTATATGGTAACATGTTAACTTTTGATTCCATATTATTAGAATATTTTGTAAACCGATTAGACGGTGGAGTACATTTTGATATAACAAATTTTGATGACCTCAATCAATTTGAGTCATTTTTGATTAAAAGGGATTATTTAAAACATTTTGATCACGTCAAATTAAATGAATTGTTGGAAACTTGTATAGTAGAAGGGAATTACCCAGAACGTCAAGCATATAATGTCAATGGATTGTTGGTTACATTTCCAACGCCAGAATACAAACAAAAAGCTATTGCTCGTGGAACTCATTTTGAGGAAAATCCCAAAAAAGATCAACAAGCAGCATCAGTAAATATTTTTGACAAAGAACCAAAATTAGAACCTCAAGTTGCTCCGAAAGAAGAACCATCGTCAGTTCAACCATCGTCAGTTCAACCAGATTCAGTTTCAACTGATGTCAAGTCGGATACATCTACAGTTGAACCTGACGAAAAAGATGAACCAGAATCCGATCCTAGAACTCCACAAGAGAAACAACAAGACGCTCAAGTTGTTCAAAAGATTTTGACAACTGAATATTCACTTGAAGAAGCACTTTCAAATAATTTCTATTATAAAAAAGGAACTTGGTATACTTCCGATGGAGAAATTGTTGGAAAATCTAGATATATAGAAAATCTCGGTAAAGTACTGATCATTGGAAAAAAATGAAAAGACAACTCCTTTGCACTTTTAGTACAAACGAAGAGTATACGTCATTGCTGACTACTCTTAGAAATTTTTATATTGTATCTGGAAACAAATTTTTCGTGTTTCAAAATTCAAAAATGCCCAATTCTGTTTTTTTAACATATAATGTGGAAATAACGTCTGGAACCAGTTTTCCAAAATTTCCAAATACGATTGGGCTACATAGAAAAAAACAAACCAATACACTGTATACTCTCAATGCTATGAACATATTGATAGCAGAAGAAAATGGTGGTGTATTTGATAATAATTTTCAATTGGACTGGGGACTGTATTCCAACTGCCTTATTTTAACTGGTGAGGTATCGGTTAGAATAATTCCGATAAAACTATGTGATATAATTAGTTGATGTTTTTGCGATAGTTGTTTATAGTTATACGTGTATTAGTTATATACACGGTTCGTGTGGACCGTATAATTAATAATTAAAACACTTAACAATTAAATATTAAATACTTATGGCATTAAATTTGTCTCTAATTAAAAATCGGTTGAATAGTCTTTCAAACGCAAGTCAAAAAACTAATTATACCTGGAAGCCAAATCCCGGCAAACAAGTTCTTCGTATTGTTCCTTATAAGTTTCAACCTGACAATCCTTTCATTGAGTTGAAGTTCCATTATGGAATCAATAACAAAACCTATCTAAGCCCTGATTCTTTTAATCGTCCTGATCCGATTGTTGAATTTAGCAATCGTATGAAAAAGACCGGAAATAAAGAAGACTGGCAAGTTGGTAGAAAGATGGAACCAAAGATGCGTACTTATGTACCTGTGTTGGTTCGTGGTGAAGAAGATCAAGGTGTACGGTTTTGGGGATTTGGTAAGAATGTGTACCAAGAATTGATGGGCATTATTACCGATGAAGATTACGGCGATATTACAGATCTTATAAATGGCCGTGATATTGTCGTTGAGTTTAGAACGGCGGAGGAATCCGGAAAGAATTTCCCGGAAACCACAATTCGTCCTAAGCCAAATGCGTCACCTGCAATTGATCCATCCAAAAAGGACATCTTAACAAAACAAGCGAATATTCTTGATTTATTCCAAGAACCGACGTATGAAGAACTCAAGTCAGCAATGGAAGCATGGTTGAATCCAGAAAATGCAGCTGAAACTCCAACAGTAGTAGGAATTGCTGATGATGATACTGTTTCTGGTGCTCCTATTTCCGGCACTCCAGTCTCCGTATCCACTAAGACACCAAAGTCGCCATCAGCGGTTGCTGCAAAAGCAAATACAGAAGACTTGACAAAGGCTTTTGATAATTTGTTCAACAGTTAAAATAACTATACAATATTGGGTGGTAGTATATAATTTGTACTACCACCCTAACTCTTTATATTATTTATGAAAAAGAAATCACAAGTTACACAAATGGAAACTCCGCCGAGAGACGAATTGGTTGAATTATTGGCCAATGAATTAAATAAAGCAAATAAGGATGGTGGTAAAATCGCTTATTTTTTGGACGAACAAGAAAATCCGGCTGAAATATCCGATTGGATTAGTACCGGGTCATCTATGTTGGACTTAGCTATTAGCAATCGTCCTCACGGCGGCTTGCCTGTAGGAAAAATGGTTGAATTTAACGGCCTCGAAGGAACTGGAAAATCTTTGTTGTCAGCACATGTTGTTGCGGATACGCAAAAAAAAGGCGGAGTCGCTGTAGTTATTGATACCGAAAATTCGGCGGCACCTGAGTTCTGGAAAAGTTTGGGGGTCAATCTATCTAAATTATTGTATGTTCAATGTGAAACGGTTGAAGATATTTTTGAAAAGATGGAACAGATGATTTCAATTGTTCGCAAGAGCAATAAAGACCGTATTCTTACTATTATTGTAGACAGTGTTGCGGCGGCTAGTACCAAAGTAGAATTAGAAAGTGACCACGGTAAAGATGGTTATGCGACTGGTAAGAGTATCATCATCTCAAAGGCGATGAGAAAAATTACCACTATGATTGGACGCCAAAAAGTGTTGATTATATTTACAAATCAATTGCGTCAAAATCTAAATGCTATGGCATTTGGAGACAAATACATTGTATCGGGAGGAAAAGCACTTGCATATCATTGTAGTGTTCGTGTTCGTTTAAACAACACTGGCAAGCTCAAGAAAGATGAAGAAGTAATTGGAAATGTGTGTAAAGCCGTTGTTGTAAAAAACAGAATGGGTCCGCCACAAAGACAAGCAAACTTTGACATCTACTTTGACAGTGGTATTGCTGACTATAGTAGTTGGGTCAAGGTGTTAAAAGATAACGATTTGATTAAACAAGGTGGTGCTTATTATACGTACAAAAAGGACAACGGAGAAGAATGGAAGTTTCAATCCAAGGATTTCGTGTCAACATTAAAGACTGATGCCGCTTTGAATGAAGAAATTTATTTGAAGATTTGTAACGAGGTTATTATGAAATATAAAGATCCCAATAGTCAAATCGTAGAAGATGCGGTGGTTGATGTAGGAGAAGATGTTGTTGTAAGCGAGGAATAAAATGAGCAATATAACCGACAGCGAAAAGCGTCGTTTATTTAGTTTATTTGATCAAATTAAACCGTCGGATAGAGTTGAGGGTCTTAATCGGACCCTCAACTCGGAGGTTTTGATCGTAGACTTTATGAACACTTTCCTAAGAGCATTTATGGCGAGTCCACAAATGAATGGAAATGGTAATCATACGGGTGGCATTGCTGGATGCTTAAAAAGTATTGGTTATGCAGTAAAATTAATCAATCCAACCAGAATTGTTATAGTTTCAGACGGAAACGGTGGATCGTTAAAACGTCGTAAGATTTATCCACAATACAAAAATGGTCGTAAGAGTAAAATTCGTCTTAACAGATCATATGATGAGTTGAGTGATGCTGACACAGAGCAAAAAAATGTAAAAGTTCAATTATTTAAAACAGTTAAGTATTTGGATACGTTGCCAGTAACAACTATGGCAATAGATAATATTGAAGCAGATGATACTATTGCGTATTTGGCCAAACAATATTTCAAGGACAGCAACGTGACCATCATGAGTGCTGACAAAGACTTTCTTCAACTTGCAAGTGACAAAATTAAAATATGGAGTCCCACCAAGAAAAAGATGTATGGATGTGCAGAAATATTGACTGAATATGGAATCAGTTGTTCAAATTTTATTAATTATCGCGTCATGGAAGGTGATACTAGTGACAATATTGATGGAATACAAGGAGCAGGTCTAAAAACCATATTGAAATGTTTTCCTATACTTACAGAAGAAAAACAATATTCTTTACAAGAAATATACAATTATAGTGATACTCACAAAGGTAAGTATAAATTGTATAATACTATTTTAGATAATAAATCTACAATGGAACGTAATCATGAATTGATGCAATTACATGACACACAAATTCAAACATTCAGTCAATTAAGAATCAATGAAATAATGGAAAAACCATTACAAAAATTGGATAAATTTAACTTTGGAAAATTGTTGATGGAAGATGGTATGCAAAATAACTTTCCCAACAGTATAATCTGGATGCAGGATGTCTTCGGTAAAGTAAATTCGTTCGTGGTGTAAAAAATCTTTGCAAATTCGTCAATCGGATATAGCATTGAGTTATACAAACAGCCGTCGGTTTATACAAACAGTAGTAGATTTATAAAATATGAGTGAAAAATACATCGTGGATAATCTGAAGAAATTTGGTGCAGACTTTCAAACCAAGTGCATTAGCGCACTTGTGAGTGACAAGACATTTATAGAACGTGTCAGTGATATAATTGAACCTGGGTCATTTGAGACTGATGCCCATCAATTCATTGTTAAAGAAACATTGAGTTATTTCTTAGGATACAAAGAACTACCAACCCTTGCAGTTTTTAAAGTAAAGGTGGATAGCATTGAAAATGATATGCTAAAACAGACGGTGGTAGATCAATTGCGATTGGTTTATCAAAAAATCACTGATAGTGATTTAAAGTTCATCAAAGAACAATTTCTTGAATTTTGTAAAAATCAAAAGCTTAAAAATGCTATTATGGAGAGTGTTGATCATTTAAAGAATGGTCAATATGATAAAATTAAGAATGTAGTTGACGTAGCAATGAAGGCTGGTATGGAAAGAAATATCGGTCATGAATATGACGTTGATATTGAGAAACGTATGAGCATGATGGCTCGCAACACCGTCAAAACTAATTGGGCAGAAATTGACACGATTATGGATGGTGGACTTTCTGGTGGAGAATTGGGAGTCATTACTGCCTGCGCAGGCTCGGGCAAATGTGTAGGTCCAAACACAGAAATTGAAATTGAGTATCATGAATTTGGAATTGAACTGTCAGGGAATTCCGGAAATCCTTATGTTTTGTGGATTAATCCTCTCAAAAAATATAATATTGACGATAAAGAATTGTTCGGATGGCAGGTTGAAAATGTTTTCTTTGAATTACAAAAGTTAAACGGTTCTATGTCGGATGAGGTAAAATAACATAAAATAATAGGTTTTTATGTTAATAACATACTATATATAGTATATGAGTAATATTAAACATAAAAAGGAATTTTCAATATACAGGTTTCAATTTTGGATGCAACGAGGATTTTCCGAAGTTGAAGCTAAACATAAAGTATCCGAAATACAAAAAATTAACGCAAAAAAACATGTATCAAAAATAAGACCGGAATATTCTATATTCAATAAACAATATTGGATAGTAAAAAAAGGAATGTCGGAAGAAGACGCGGTAAAAAAAGTATCGGAAATACAAACAAAGTTATCAGCCAAATCATCCAAGTTTAAAGGAAAAGTTAGGACGACTGAAAGTAAAATTAAAATTTCTAATTCTATGAAGAAAAAAATAGAATCAGTCGGTGCAGGAGAATGGGCAAGTCACTTTGGTAGTTTTAATGGTAGTTCAAAAATTGAAAGAGAACTTTTTGATTATATCAAAGAAAATATAAATGTGAATGTTAAAGCGAATTTTCCAATTGAAAATTATATAGTTGATATAATCCATGACAAAAAAATAGTTGAATTTTATGGTGATTTTTGGCACGCAAATCCAAAAACATTTAAATCGTCAGATGATTTAAAATACGGTTCGTTTGATAAAACCGCAGAAAAAATATGGGAAAATGACAAACAAAGAATTGATTTCCTAAAATATTTGGGTTATGATATTCTTGTTATATGGGAAACTGATTGGATAAAAAACAAAAATTATTGTATAGAAGTTATTAAAAAATTTTATGAAAATGTTGATTAGAAATATCCGTGAAAAAATAAAAATTAAGGATTTGTTTGAAAAAATTGGCGTTAAAGATGAAGAAAACGCTTTGGAACAAATAAAATTTCCATTAAAGGTTAATACCCCATACGGATTTAAAAAAATAGTTACGGCTTTTAGGACGGAAAATCAAAAAACAGTCACATCTTATTTTGGAAATAATAAGACATTAAAAACTTCGGAAAACCATAGATTAAAAGTAAATGGTCAATGGAAACATGTAAAAGATATTCAAATTGATGAGTTGGTAGAAACTGAATGTGGAGACACCAAATTAATTTCAAAAAATGAAGGTAAAGAAGAAGTCTTATATGATATATCTGTAGATGAGGTGCATTGTTATTTTAGTAACGGAATACTGTCTCATAACTCTTGGGTGCTTGCAAAACTTGGTGCAGAAGCAATGAAGCAAGGAAAAAACGTTCTTCACTATACATTGGAGTTGAATGAAAATTATGTCGGTCTTCGTTATGACGCATGTTTTACTGGAATTGATTTCCAAAATATCCGATCCAATGTAGATATAGTCAAGAAGAAAATTGCCGAAGTTTCCGGAAAATTGATTATCAAATATTTTCCAATCAAGACGGTATCCGCTCATAGTTTGAAACTTCATGCGGAACGAATTCAGACACTTGGAACCAAGATTGATCTAATCATAGTGGATTACGCAGACATTCTACGTCCATCACAAAGTGACCGTAACAGCAACAGTTATAGTGAAGCTGGTGGTATTTATGAAGAATTGCGGGGAGTAGCAGGAGAAATGCAAATTCCAATTTGGACTGCATCACAGAGTAATCGTGCAGCTATGGATGAAGATATTATTCAGGCAAACAATATTTCAGATTCGTATCGTAAGATTATGACTGCGGATTTCGTCATGAGTCTGAGTCGCAAGGTTCAAGATAAGGTCAGTAACACCGCTCGCATTCATATTATTAAGAATCGGTTTGGACCTGATGGACAAACCTTCCCAAGCAAAATGAATGCTGGTTGTGGTGACATTCAAATTTTCTCTGAGAATAGCAGAGAAGGTATGAGTGTATTGAATGAAATGAATCAAGGAGAAAACGTTGTTAAGAAAATGATGAGCGGAAAATGGAATTCTCACATGAACGTGGAAGATTCAGAATAATGATATATCAATTAAAATTGGAAAAGATGAAAAAAAGTGAAATTTTAAAAAATATTTTTGACATTAATACCAATTTTAGTTGATAATTATCTTATACAAAAAACAGTTTATGAACAAAGAAATTTTTATTAAAAAGCGCACGGGAAAAGTTGAAAAGTTTAATGCTGATAAAATCAACAAAATACTACAGTGGTCAACGGAAAACATAAAAAATGTTAGTTTTGAAGAAGTAGCAATGAATGCACATCTGTCATTCTTTGATGGAATGACATCAACTGACATTCATAGTATGCTTATTGAAGCAGCATCAAATCTAATCAGTGAAGATAAGCCAAATTATCAATATGTTGCATCCAGACTACTGAACTATCAGCTTCGTAAAAAGGTTTGGGGTGGAAAAAACGCACCCAAACTATATGATCTTGTAAGTAAAAATATAGCAAATTTTTCATATAACGATGAAATATTAAATTGGTACACACCTGACGAATTCAATAAAATTGATGAATTTCTTAAACACGACAGAGATTTTGAATTTTCATATGCTGGAATCAAACAATTGTGTGATAAATACTTAGTCCAAAATAGAAATACCAAACAAATATACGAAACCCCGCAATTTGCATATATGTTGATTGCGATGACGTTATTTGCCGGATACACAGAAAATCGGCTTGAATATATACGAAATGCTTACAATGCGTTTAGTAAACACAAAATCAATTTACCTACTCCTGTTATGGCAGGAGTCAGAACAATCATGAAAAGTTATGCTTCGTGTGCATTATTTTCAATTGATGATTCATTATTAAGCATTTTTGCTAATAATTCGGCTATAGGATTGGCTACGGCTAGTAGATATGGAATTGGAATAAATCCATCCAGATTGAGAGCTACTAATTCTCCTGTAAAAAATGGACAATTGCTTCATACTGGTCCAATTCCGTTTTTAAAAATGTATGAAAGCACGGTAAAATCATGTCACCAGAACGGACTACGAGGTGGAGGCGGAACCACAAATTTTGCATGGTTTCATTATGATATTTTAGATATTTTGGTATTAAAAAACAATTCCGGTACAGACGACAACCGAGTTAGAAAATTAGATTACTGTATTGGGCTAGATAAATTGATTTTGGAAAGATTCATTAAAAATGAAGATATAACATTGTTTAGTTACCATGAATGTCCAAGTTTGTGGAATAATTTTGGATTGCCAAATTTTAAAGAATTATATGAAAAAGCAGAGGCGAATAAAAATATCAAATTTAAGAAAAAAATCCCCGCTAAAGAATTGATGTTTTTGTTAGCAAAAGAAAGATTTGAAACTGGTAGAATATATATAATGTTTGTTGATCATGCAAATGAACATGGAACTTGGAATGCACATGTAGATACAACAAATTTATGTACTGAAATAATACATCCGTTGATTCCTATCAAAGATTTGAATGATGATGAAGGAGAAATTGGTGTGTGTATTTTGGCAGCTTTGAATCTTTTAAACATAAAGGATGATAAAGATTTGGAAAAGTCATGTGATATTGCAGTAAGAATGTTGGACGCATTGATAGATTATCAAAATTATTTTGTAAAGGCTGCAAGTAATTTTGCAAAAAAACGACGCAGTTTGGGTATTGGCATCACAAATTTAGCCGCGTGTTTAGCTAAAGAAGGATTGAAATATCATGATACTAAATCTCCAAATTACATTTCAACCCAAATTGAAAAAATTAGTTATTATCTGATTAAAGCTAGTATACAACTCGCTAAAGAACTTGGTCCGTGTGAAAAGTTTAATGAAACCAAGTATAGTAATGGAATATTGCCAATAGATACATATAAAAAAGAAATTGATTCGTTTGTGACGGAACCATTGCATATGGATTGGGAGAGTTTACGAATTGATATAAAGAAATATGGCATGAGAAATTCTACATTGATGGCACAAATGCCATGTGAATCGTCTGCTGTTATTTCTAATTCAACCAATGGTATAGAGCCACCCAGATCTCTCATTTCATTTAAGGGGTCAAAGGCAAATATTTTGCCGGTAGTTGTACCAAATATTGAAAAATATAAAGACGATTATACATTGGCATTTGATATGCCGGACAATGATGGACAACTAAAAAACGTAGCCGCTATGCAGAAATTTATTGACATGGCGATATCAACAAATACATACTACGTACCGTCCAGATATAAAGATAATAAAGTGCCCATTGAAACTATAATTAGAGATATTTTGACGGCATATAAATACGGATTAAAAACACTATATTATGCTAATACAGATGATGGTGATAAACAGACAGCTATGGATACATCAGTTGAGTTAAAACAACCGGTCATTGAAGAATCGGATTGTGTTAGTGGTGCATGTGCTATTTAAAATTATGAAAACTGTATTGAATAAAAAGAACGTAGATCAATTACGAAACCCAATGTTTTTGGGTGAGGATTTATCATTGCAACGATATGATAAAATAAGGTATCCTAAGTTCTATGATCTGTATGATCAACAATTAAACTTCTTTTGGAGACCACAGGAAGTGTCATTGGTCAAAGACATCAGCGATTTCAAAAATCTAACAGAAGAAGAAAGGTTTGTATTTGACAGCAATCTCAAGTTTCAAACCATGACTGACAGTATGTTGAGCCGAAGTATTCACGAACTCATGAAGCATGTTACTAATTCCGAATTGGAAATTTGCATGAATACTTGGAGTTTCTTTGAAACAATTCACAGTAATAGTTACACGTATATTCTTAATAATGTTTATCCGGACGCTACCAAGTTCTTTGATAGTATCCTTGAAGACAAGGAGATTGTAAAGCGAGCCAATGCAATTAGTAAAAAATATGATGAATTGTTGACACCATCAGATGATATCAAACAACAATTATTTGATGCGGTATTGGCAACTCAAATTACTGAAGGATTAATTTTCTATGTATCATTTGCTTGTAGTTTCTATTTTGGTTATCGTGGAAAGATGGAAGGCAATAGTAAAATTATAAAGTTTATTTCCCGCGACGAAAATCTTCATGTTGCTATTACTCAAAACATCATGAAGAATTGGATTAACAATGCGGACGAAGGATTTCAAGAAATTGTTAAAAAGAACGAAGATAAGGTATATAAAGCCTATGAAATTGCGGTAGAAGCCGAAAAGGATTGGGCTGATTATCTATTCAGTAAGGGCAATCTTGTGGGGTTGACCTCAGAAAGTTTAAAACACTATGTTGAATGGCTCGCTAATAATAGATTGACCAGTATTGGTTACAAGAAACTGTATCCAAATGCCAAGACCAATCCACTTGCCGGTTGGTTAGATAGTTATTACGATAGTAAGAAATTACAAGTTGCGCCTCAAGAAACCGAATTGAGTAGTTATGTAAAAGGTGTGGATAACACAATTAGAGACGACGCATTTGATGGATTTAAGTTGTAAATAAATAATTTATACTTTCTTATAAAAGACACCGTTTTTGGTGTCTTTTATTATATTTATTAATATTACATATGGAACCCGCATCTTTATCCAAACACGAAATGTCAACTATTGCACAGATAATATTGGCATTTGGCAGTTTATTAACCGTGGCATATAAACTCTTTAGAGTTGTCTCAAAAGAGATGACTCAGAGGAAGGATATGCATAATAAAATAAACCATATATTGGAAGAATTGACTCCAAACCATGGATCTAGTATCAAAGATAAGATTAATAAAATGGACGCACAATTGTCTGAAAATACACTTTTAACTGGTCGGATTTTTGATAGACAGCGTTGGATATTGGATAACGAGGAAATAATTGTATTTGAGAGCGATAATGATGGTAAATGTGTTTGGGTGAATAAAAAGTATTGTGATTGGTTAAAGAGAGACAATAAGTATTTTTTGGGACACGGATGGAAGAATGCGATCCATCCAGATGATCGTGAACAAACAAGTGAATATTGGGAAGAGTGTGTGGCTGACAGCAGAGATTCTGAAAATCTATTTAGAATGGTTGACAGAGACGGTAAAATATATAATGTCTATTGTATTGCTAACAAATCCACCGATAATAATGGTTACATGGGAACTATAAAGATTGTTGACTGATTCATTACGCGGTGATAACATCAGTTGTTATGGTAGAACAATTTTATTTTGATAAAAGTTTAGTATATTTAAAATCTATTGACAAGAAAATTGCTAGGCAATTAATAGAAAAGAACCATTATACACACAAATGGA